TCGGTTTGCTCAGCGGTGAGGCCAGCTTCCTGGCCGAGGCGCAGCAGGTCGCGCTCACGACGCAGTTCAGCAGCAGTGCGCTGCAGCTCCTGATCGGCGGCAGGCACCGGCTCAGGCTGGGGGGGATTGGGGTCCGCAGCGCGCACCTGCTCCGCAGGCTGCTGCACAACGGCCGGATCACCTCCGGCCTGGCTTTTCAGGAGATCGGGCATGGAAGTGTCCGTGATTGAATTTCGGGTCTGGGCACCGGCGTCGAATGGCACACCAACGAGGCTGAGCTCCATTGGTTCCCAATCCAGCGCTCTGTAGGTCGGGGGATCCTTCTCCGCACCACGAATGGGATCAGACCACCGATGGACCTGATACCCAACCGAGACATTGCGGATAATGCCGTTTGCAACGTCGTTCCAAATTGGATCAACGTCTGCACGCTCACTGAAGCGCACACGCGCACGGCCTTCCCCGTTCTCAATCCATGCCCTCTCCACCACCCCGAGGATGTTGGACAGGTCACCAGATTGATGGTTGTTCAGTAGCGCAGCGCCACTGTTCAACCGGTCGAGACGAACGGCAGAAGCGCTCATATCGAGCTCCTCATACCAGTCGCCATCAAACCAGGACGCACGACGCCCTCGTGCTCCTGTCGTCCACGTCAGCTCGATCGTTCGGCTGTCGCGGTTCAGTGTCGCTGGCTGGAATGCAGCGCGACGCAGATCACAAGGAGGTTTGTGTTCCATGCCGTCAGGCTATGGAACTTCAACACCAAGAGGTTGAGTCTCTCCACCATCAACACTTAAGGACAGCCCCTTGATTCGAGCATTGGCGATGTCTGCCTGCAGTTCGTCCATCACTTCAGTCGGAATGTAGCCAAGAGATCTCTGCACCTCAGAGAGGGACATGAAGCCAGCCTTCACGCCTTCAATCAAGGCACTCATCTCCTTCGCTGGATCCACCAGCTCACGCCGCGGTGGCGTCCAGACCACTTTGCGTGGACCGCGTACCTGGGCCAGCGTTGCGGCATCATTGAACCACCGATGGATCGGATCCATCACCTGCGGGATGCTGACGTTCCAACGCCATGCCGCCACGTTGCGGTGGAACTCAATCCAACCCATACGGGCTGAGCTGAAGTTCACATCCGACAGAATGCCGGTCAATGCTTCATACGTCACTCCATACCCGGCCGCGATTGCGTGTAGATGGTGCTTCTGATGGCTGACGTAATCCGGTGATTGCGGTGGGTTGGAGAATGTGATCTGCTTGCCATCAGGCAGGATCTCAATCGCGCCAGGCTCCAGCGACTCCGTCAGCACACTGCCGCCAGCATCAAACTCTGATGGCTCATTGCTGTACACAAAAGCTGTGAAGCATGCCGCGATCTTTGTTTTGAGCAGCTGCGCTTGCGCAATGTCCTCAACATCACGCAGGTGCAGTAGCACCGACGACCCGAACGGCACACCGATCGCCTGCTGGGGCCTCAGCACCTCATACGTGTGGAGGATCTCAGAGGCTGGCACAAAGGTGGAGCTGATCTTCACCCCACGCCAGTCGGTTTCCCCTGGGTGCGTGTCCCGCAGCCAGTAGCCCTCCAGTCGGCCGCTGGTGCTGTACTGCTTGCCAAACTTGATCCGGCTGCCGTCGTCCTTTCCCATATCCAGCATGTCCGGCTCCATCACCTGCAGCCGCAAGGGCACCAGCCCTTGATTCATCATCGTCTCATCCACCCGTCGCCGGATCAGGCACGACCCTCGAGCAGCCGTCGTACGGGCGATCAGGTTCTGCAGCCCATACCAGTTGAGCTTGCCGTCATGGTCACACTCAACCGTGTCCGCCCAATCGTTCCATGCGCCCAGGTAACGCTTCGACGCACCAACCGGTGATCCGATGATCCCATCACCGATCCAGTTGTTGCAGATGACCTTGATGGCACGGTTGGCCCAAGGATTGGAATCGATCAAGTCCTGGTGCCGTCGCACCAGCATGCTCAACGCAACGCGAATATCAGAATTGGGCCCGCCATTCTTGGTGTACCAGTTCTCGGTGCGCCGAGTTTCCTTTGCTGCTTCAAACGCTCGCAGGTGAGTGATCGCCAGCTCCTTCTGCGCAGTCTTCAGCGCAATCTCCAGCTGGTCACGGGATGCCTTACGTTTTGCCATCAGTCCCTCTTGAAGCTGGCATACTTGCGCCATCGGCCGGCGCCAGCAATACCAAGCTCTGCTGCCATCTGATCGCGCAGCCGCAACATATCGCTCAGATTGCGATACGACACCTCACGACCATTGCTCTTCACTGTCGTGACACCTTCGGCAATCGCAGCCGTCAGATCATCGTATTGCGTCTGAGTGAAAGCCATGCGATCTACCTCCTAGCGCAGGCTACCGACTACCAGCCAACCAGTTTCCACGCTTTCGCCGCAGACCAACCACCGGATTGCCATCTTCATCCTCTTCTGGTGCTTTCACCACCGGCACGACCCTCGGCGGTGGTGGTGCCTGCTCCAGCTGCTCCCACATCGTCGCCCGGTTGTAGCGCCGTGCCTCAAGCTGCAATGCGGCATAGGCATACACCAGGCAATCCAGCGCCTCATTACGGTCGCCTGATTTCTTCACCCACTCCCTCACCGGGAAACCCTTCACCGTTCGCATCGCCTGCTTCTCTGCCGTCAGCTGACGGAAGAACTCATCGTCTGCAGCCATCCCAAAATGGAACGCCCCAGGCCCCGGTGGCGGCTGCCGCAGCCTGCCGTAGATCGTCGTCTTGATCGTGTCGGTTCCCACCATGTACAACGTGCAGCCGCGTTTCATCGTCTGCCCGCGCCAGTTGATGTCCACCGGCTTGCCCTTGTTCACCGGCGCCTGCGCCCTGCTGCTGCTGCCCTTCACCGCCACCACGCCGTACTGCCGCCATTCCCTGGTGAACTGGTACACCTCATGGGTAGCGTGGCCACCGGAGTCGATCGCCATCCGAGAGATCGTCATCTCACGGCCATCCGCCCGGGTCCAGGTGGACTGCAACACTGCTACCAGCTGACCCCACACCTCAGGCTGTGTCGGGTCACCGTGGATCTCCTGATGCCACACCAGCCATGATTCTTCCGCCTGCCCCCAGCCCCAGACACTGACCACCAATCGATCAGCGGCACTGCCGCCACCACCCTGCACGTCAACACCAGCCGTCAGCAGCAACGCCCCAGCCGGCACCTCCCCAGCGCCATACGCCTCGCGCCGTGCCATCAGGCCATCGGCACTCAGCTTCGCGGCGTAGTCCATTTCATACACCTGACCCAACGCCGTGTTGACAAACGTTCGCAGCTGATCCGGGTCAGACTTCACCTCAAGGAACTCCCGCACCAGCTGCTCCCAGCTGGCATTCGGGCTGTAGCTATACCCAGCCCACAGGTGGAATCCAACCAAACCAGGCTGCGTCGCCTCTGCCGTCGCACGCCACTCGCCGCGATCCACCATCCATCGCTTCAACCGGTGCGGGATCAGCACCTTGCAGTTCTCGCACTCATACGCAGCCGTCTCTGGCTGGCCCTTCTCCCACTTCATCTGCGGCCAGCGCAGGTACTGCATGTGGCCACAATCAGGACAGGGCACGAAGTAGCGCCGCTGGTCTGACATGTTGAACCACCGCTCGATGCGGCTGAAGTCTTTGGTCGTCGGGGTGCTCGCGATCCCGATCTTCCGGTTCCAGTAATACTCCGACCGCTTGATGCCCAGCTTGATCTGGTCCCCTTCCGGTGTGCTCGCTGGATAGCCATCAACCTCATCGAACAGCACCACCCGCCGGCTGACCCGCCGGAACCCTCGAGCACTGTTCGCACCCACCATCTGTAGCGTCCCGCCACGGAACGCTTTGAGCAGGATGGTGTTGCTGCCATCCTTTGCCTTCGGCTCACTCACCAGCTCACGCAGCACTGGTGTGTCCCGAATCATCGGGGCGATCTCATCCTTGCTGTAGCCCTCGGAGTCTTCCACCGTGGGCTGCACCACCATGATCGGGCACGGGTCCTGGTGGATGTGATACCCGCAGACGTGGTTGAAGATCTTGGTCGCGCCCACCCGGGCCGACTTCATCCACACCACCATCTCCACCGTCGTATCGGTGAAGGCGTCCATAATTCCCTTCTGGTACGCCAGCGTCTTCCACCGCCCAGCTTCCGCTGAGCTCTCCGCCGACAACACCGCAAACCGGTCAGCCCATTCGCTCAGCGTCAGCTTTGGCGGTGGCCGCCACAGGTCATAGCCGCGTTCCAGCAGCTGCGGATCCAGCCCTGTCATTCTTCCGCTCCAGTACCCGCCA